GTAAAATAGACTATGCAATTTTTTGCGATACGGGTACTTGCATACCCGAAACAAAGGATTTTGTAATTGAAACTTGTAAGGCAATGGATATACCTTTGGTTATTGGAACAACTACGGATAAGGATAGTTATGAAAAGTATGTTTTAAGATTTGGCTTTCCGGGTCAGAACCATTCCCAACATACAGTAATGTACCGTATGCTCAAAGACCATTCTTTAAGTCGTTGCATTGCCCAAATCAGACAAAAACGCAGAGGCTACCGTTTGGCTTTGCTTACAGGTGCAAGGCGTGATGAAAGTACACGCAGAATGGGAACAGTTCAAAATATCCAAATGCGTAAAAATGATGTTTGGGTAAATCCTATTGCGGATTGGTGTAAAAGTGACATACATCACTATTTCAATGAAAACAACATTGAAAGGTCAATCGTAGCAAAAACGATTGGCAGAAGTGGTGAGTGTAATTGCGGTGTTTATGGACACCCTAACGAACTACTTGAAATCAAACAATGCTCCCCCAAATTCTATGAGTATATAAAGAATTTGGAAAAGCGGGTCAAAGAACGAGGTTTTTTTTGGAAGTGGGGCGAATCGCCTCCAAAAGACTGGGAAAAGGTAAGCGAGGGGCAAATGCAGTTGGACGGCTTACAATCTGAATATTACAGTCAGCAAATGTTTATGTGTACGACTTGCGTAAACAACAACGCTTATGGAAAATCAAGTTACGATTTGTCAAGTAAGCAAAGGCAGAGAGCAATAGAAGAACACAGAATCTTACAAGAATCTTGTGAAGGGAATGTAAAGGACGTAATGATGATTGGAAAGATGCTTAGAGTAATGGAAAAGTTTAAGTATAATGACGAAAAAAGGGTCGAAAACCTGAAAAAAATAATTGAGGAAGAAATAAAATAAGCCTCAAAACTAAAAAAGCACTACTTCTGAGGGGAGTAGTGCTTTATATCTACCATCTTATATTACAAGAATTTAAACAAATTCACAACATCAAAGCCGTGCGCAAGCCCCTGCGGTCTATGGCTTCCTTCGCTTCCTGTATTGGCAAGCGTTGGATAAAGTGAGCCTGAAATATTACCAAGATACAGCTGCCTCAATGTGTCGTTATTCCAATATAATTCATTTGCCTCGGCTACAAACGCGAATGTTAGCAAGTATTCTCTAAAAGGTGTTAAATTTTCCCTGCCATTGATAAGGTAATTTGCATTTCCATTGTTGGCGAGTACATCAGTACCATAGATAAGCCTTTCACCTTTGTAGAGTTTTGCTAATTCAAGCCAAACGTTTAATAGTGTTTTTGTTCCTCCAATTGTATTTGCTCCCCCTGCACTATACCCCGCACTTGTAGAATAATCAAACAAGTTTGTAAGACCTGAAACGCCTGCATTGATGCACCGAAGTTGATTACTTGCAAAACGGCAAAGCGAATTGAAAGTGTTTGCAACATACGTGAAGCCTCTTTCGCTGTCATTTGCATCTGTTCCTGAACTTAAAATACTCCTTTCAAATTCACTTGAAATGTTATCAGCATACACTGAAAAGCGCAAAGTTTCTTTGGTGTAAATGTTTGCATCTCTTATCATTTCGTCAATTTTGGTATTGACTTCGCCTGTTGTAGTCAGTCCAACATTAGTTGGTAAAATGGTGTGTCCAAAACGCTTTAAAAGCAAACCAATAGAACCAAATAGTGATACACCTATTGCCCTTCTATTGTTATAGAATCTTTGTCGTGAAAGCGTAGTATTGCCTCCGTAATGCGTAAGCCTTGCTGTAAACTCATAACTACCTGTCGCTGTCCACGTTTCTGTGTATCTATTATTCCAAATCTTTTCCATAGAAACATTGATGTTCCTATCTTTGAAATAGATTGAGATTTTGAAAAACCATTCCTGCATTGCTTGCTGTTCCAATGCCGTAAACAAGTTTCTTGTGTATTCATACGCAATCAGATTCTTATGTACCCAACTTGCAAAATAATAACTTGGACTTAAATCACCTATCACATCCGACGCCCAACGAACTGTATCACCCAAATTCGTTGTGCTTTGCCCTATTTGAGCTAATAGATATTGCTTAACCGCAAGCCCATAGTTTAGGTTTTTTTCTGTGGCATACACCAAGGCAGCACATAAGAAATTCCTTTTGTCGTCTGCCACTTCCGCAAGTGAATACAAACTGCCTCCATCACCCAAAATTGCCGTTCCTACATAAGAAGGGAAGGCTTGGTAAATATCTGCAAGGGGATTGGAAAGGAAAGTGATTGCATTTGCCTTGATAAAATCGTACTCACCTGGTGAGTTGGTTTTTACATCATCGCGAGCTTTGTACTTTCCCGAAATAAAATTAGTTTGCCATTTGGAAACATCTTTTTGGGTATAAGATATTCCCTCAGCTACACCAAAAAAATCAGGCGCATAAGATGTAGTTCTAAGTATTGTGTTTTGCCTTGCTATCATATTGTAGTTAAGAATAAATTATCTGCTTTCAATGCTCTATCCGTAGTACCCAAAACACCATAAAGCCCCAATTGAACACCCATTGATTGAGCCGTGCCTTGTGGTATATTTCCTGTGACTGTTACCTCAGCTACCTCAGTACCATTGATAAAGAACTCTGCTAAGTTGCCCGCAGCATTGATTTTGATAACAAGTTCTAACCAAGTATCGGCAAGCACTGTTACACCTGTGTCTATTACGGCAGTGTTTACACTGTTTTTTCTTGCAAGCACCTGCACTTTGCCTGCATTGATATTGTCTTGGATTTTGAAACCCAAAACATTTGCTCCATCCGTTCCATCGTTTGCACTGTTGAGCCATAATGCCGAAAGAAATCTATCTGTACCATTTGATAGCACAGGGATTTTAATTTCGGAGGATATTTGAAACCCATATTTCCCGCCAATGGCAAAAAAATCAACATTTCCTGCGCTTGTTCCTAAGCCAACACGCCCACGGTTTATTGCGGTAGTCCCACGGTTGATACTCAAAATACCTAACCTGCCTGCTTCTCTATCTGTATAAGTAAAAGTCGCACCTGAACCTCCTGTAATCAACCCATTTAGAGCGGTCGCCTCTTGGAAGTCAGAACCGTAAATAGGGCTTTGGGTTTGTTTGAATTGGCTACCTACGTAAGTTATTTGAATCCATTTTAGCAGGTTAAAATCCCAAACAAACATAATAGCTTCGTATGCAGCGGTTGTTATTTGCGTAGCATTTTTTAGTGCTATATTGTCTGCATTGGTAATCGTAAAAACATTTTGAGGAACTAAAATCAGTATTGATGATTTTGCCGTTGTATTTGCATCCATTACCTCGATGGTGTTTACGGCAGCGCTACTGCTTACAAATATTACATTCCCTGAACTTGCATCCAAACTGATAACCCCCGCGCTTGCTGCCTGAGTGCTTCGCTTTAATATTACTTGCCCATTGGCATCATACAAGACTGATGAGTTAAGTCCTAATAAAGCGAGCGCTGCTGCTGTGTCAATTTCTTCTATGTTTCCTGCTCCTACAGTAACCCTTGCTAAAAATCTTTGAGAGTTGATGTTTTGTGTTTTTGCAAATGTTACAGCATCATCGGCTAATTTGGGTGTTGTAATGCTTCCATCTGCAACCGAACCGCCTCCACCGCCACCGGTAGAGGCATCAGGAAAAAAATTTGTTTCGAGGAAAGTGCCGATTTGTTGCGCCGTTGTGCCAACTATGACTGGTGTGCTACCAGCCTTGTCTATTTCGCTGAACAATATACGAAATGAATCAGCATCTTCGTAGGCATTGATTTTTGCGGATATGATAATTTCATCTCCTTGCACCGCTACCCTATCACTTGTCTTGAATGAAATCAAAAAATTACCATTTGATTTCAAAAGCACATTACTTGTTTTTTTCTCGAATGCGTATGGCATATTATTGTATTTTTTTTAAATATAATTTCCTTAAATAATTTTCATTATTGCGATTAAGTGTATTGAATAGAAACCGTTACCTCATTAGCACCGATATTCGTTGCATCTGTAAGACCTACTGCATTTGTAATTGCGTATGCTATACCCGTTGCAAACCTATCGCCAAAAGGAGCGGTATTTATTGCCAAAGTTGTATTTGGTGGAATTGGTATGTATTTCACAACCAAAGCCGAATCTGTCGCAATTACGGGAGCAGATGCTTTATTGTAAATCCTGAAAAACTTAAACGAAGCACTTAAATTACTAATCACCATTGAGTTAATAACACCTGCACTACCTTTTACCGAAACTAAGTTTGTATCAGCACTACTTAACCTTGCGTGTGATGTACTCGAACCTTGCCCCGTTTGCGGAATAGGTGTGATGTTTTGGTTTGCAGAGATGTTTGCCGTAATCGTTCCCGAAACAGTAGCGTTTAAGTTCCCTGCTGTTGCTTGCTGAATATTGAATTGATTTGGTATGTGCGAAGCCTGATTCAAAACAGCATAAGGTCTGACATTCGCAGAACCCGAAGTCATATTCACCCTCAAATAATTAGCACCCTGCAAATTCATCAAGAATGTGCGTGTTGTATTTGTAGGAGTTATTGCAGCGTTGATTGGGTTCGCATTTTGAACGTCTTTTTCAAAGAGTTGAAGTGTCTTAACCCCAATTGTGAAAGCAGAATCAAAAGCAACTTGCACTGTATAAGAACCCGTTGTAGCAGTAGAAACGACAATTAGCTCACCACTTTGATAATCTCTTACGTCTGTCGCAATACCTGTGCCTGCACTATCTAATAAGTTCGTATTGGTAGATGCAACCGAAAGAAAGCCTGTAATGCTTAGTTTTCTTGGTAATGCAACCCCCAAAGAAGTAGCTAAGAATTGCCCTGCAACTTGAAATTTGCCTAACAGCCTTTTGAATAAGGCAATAAAACTAAATGTACCTGAATCGGCTGTTGCAGGTGTATTTCCTTGCAAACCTATTACGGTGTTCAAGTTTGTTACTTGCGCAATTTCATCATTCTGTTTTTCCTCCGTTGCCGGTGAAGGAATTATTTTGGCTAAGATGTTTTCTAAAGCTGTCTTTGCAAGTAATTGCGTAGCTTCTAAATTGAAGCCTGAAATTTGGTTTGTAACGCCAACATTGCCACTGATATTCTGTGTTGGATTAGCGTTCAAATGTGATGCTGTTGGTGCGCTTATCGTTGTTTGTTGGGTTCTATTGAACCAAATCTGTGCAAGATTGACAAAAGGTGAAGCTGTTACATCAATAATATCCACCCTTGAAACAATATCGTTTGTGTTATATCCTGTTCCGTTTGTATTAGCAACAAAATTAGCCTCAATAACTTCTCTGTCTTTTTCTAATCCTGCAAGCCTTATGTTTCCTATTGGTGTATATGTCGTACCGTTTGGCAAGATATACGCATAAGTAATTAAACCTGAATCTTGGTTTACAATTGCCTGCCTAACAAAATACACATTATTGTCATCTGTCCATACTGTTTCGGACAATGAAATATCATCTCTTAATTCTGATAAAATAGAGTTAAGTGCTGTTATTGTATCATTTTGCTTCGCTTCCGTTGCCGGTGAAGGAATAATTTTAGCTTGTATATTGTCTAAAACTGTTTTGATTTGGGAAAGAGTTGAATCAGTTGCAAATCCACTGATTTGATTCGAAACTTGGACAGGTTGCGTATCCGTAAGTTTTGCAAGGAAATTAACAGCAGTAAGCAAATCATTCAAGGTTGTTTGTGTAGCAAAACCTGAAATTTGATTCGCAACATTTACGGGTTGTGTTTGTAATAAATTCGCTTTCCTTTGCAGTTCTGTAAGCAACTGTCCAAGTGTTACGTCAAGAGCCAATCCATTTGGAAAATTAGAAATTCCAATTTGTTGGTTCGCATCAAGTTCTGCTTTTACTGGTATTTTTCCACCAACCAAAGCAGGGATTCTGTTTAGTAAGGCTGTAAAATATCCTAACAATCTTTTGAAAAAAGACACAATAGAAAACGTACCCGAATCACTTGTAGCTTCTACATCTGACTTTTGCCCAACGACTTCAATCAGTTCGTTTTGCTCTGCTTCATCTGGTACATACACAGTTTGTATGACACCGTTTGCATCTTTGATATTTATCTCCATAATTTTCTTATAAACAATACTAAATATTGACTATTAATTGGCTTTGAAAAGTCCAACATTAAGTTGTTGCTTTCATCTAAAATTAAACTTGTTTTGACGATTTCAATGCTTTGTCTATTTTGCGTGTATGTTGTTGCAATGCTTTGATTCTTTTGTTTTAATTCCGAAACTTCAAATCTTTTTATTTTAAAGTTTGTCATTCTATTATAATTTGGACTCTAAAAATATCTATTTGAATCAAATCAACCTCAAATTCTGCGTTTGGCACTCTTATTTCAAACTCCACTATTAACCTGCCTAATGGTAATGTTTTGGAAATATTTTCTGTGATTTCAAATTCTAATTCATTTGCCACACTTCCTTGCCTTAATTCAGGATTAACACCTAACACGTATTCCACGCCGTTTAATTTTACTTTTGCCTCTATTGTTGAAATAGGCAAATCAGCATCATTGGCATCTTTTAGTCTTTTTATTATACGGTCATTTGCCCCTTTTATCATTTTTCTCTAAGTTTTGCGGAAAAAGTTTGCAGCGTACTATTAAGATTATTCAATGTGATTTTCATCTCATAAATAATCTTTGCGAAGTTTTCATTGTCTTTGTGCCTTTGCTCATTTATTTCTTTGAGCTGTTCTTTCAGCTTCTCTTCTCCTTGCTTTAATTCTAATATTCGCTCTTCGTTTCTTTTGGTGTTATACCAAGTAGATGAAATAAAACTGATCATTGGCACAAGTCCAATGCTATTCAGAATCACAGCGTAGAAAATAATGTCTTTGTAAAAATCTTCCTGATTCATTTTTTAAAAAACCATTTAATGATTGTGATAATGCCAACTATGTGAATGAATAGGTTTAATAAAAATAGAATATAAACCAAAATTGCCTGACCCCATTCACTCCAAAACGCTTTGATATTTTTCATAAGCCTTCAAAATCCTTTCTATGCAACACGGTCAAAGTGAATTCATCGCCCAAATCAGGTCTCATTTTTATAGCCAATTCAATCAGTTTTTCCAACTTATTGAACTCAGGCTCAGGAGCACCCATACAACCTTGGCTCCAAGGGCTTCCCCAGTAGTTTACAAATCTTGAAAGTAATCCCGTTGGCGACATCGGATGCAAGTGTGTTTGATAGATACCCACTTGAACAGGTAAGTTTCTGTCAATTTTGAAGTTTCTATTGTTGTCGCGGAGATACCTGAAAGCCTTAATCTGTTTCAAATATTTCACGAAAGGGTATCTCCAGCCGTTTCTTATCCATTTCAAAGCTTTTCTATACTGTCCTTCCAAAATAATCGCAACGCCATCTTGACCTGTTCCAGTCTGAGCTGCAGTAAGTGGCGACTGTTCTCCACCAAATCCAAGTGTGCCCGCAAGTGTCGTCCAAGGCAGTGCCAATATTTGCCATTTACCTAAGTGCTTGTATATGCAGTAGAAAGTATCTGAAAATGTATTTTCAAACACATCATTTTCGCGAATTACAATGAAATTAAGATTGTAATCACCCTCATCAAAGAAAGTATATCCTAACTTTTTATAGACCCAAAGTATTTTTTCAATAATTTTATTCATAATTCAGGCTCGTTTTTTATGAATATTGCTGATTTTGAGGAGTTGTCCGTCAAGTTAAATCAGCAATATTCAAATAATTATTTTTTTTAAAATTTTTAGACTTGTTTAAATAACCTTTCCCGACTTAGTTTTTTCAGAACCTCTCCAAACTCATAAGCATCTATTGAAATCTTGACACATTTATTGTCAGGACACAATTCAACTAAAATAATTTTATTGGGAGATACATAAGATTTGGTTAGAAAGAAAGACCAATCCGCTCTTTTCAATTTGATGGTAAGAGGTTTTAGTTTTTCACTCGCCTTTATGACCGCATAGTTTAGACTTTGAAATACCAATGCTTCTACGAGGTCATTTTGAGTTTTAAGAAATTTTAATGATTCAACTATTGCCGTATCACGAATAGTAATCCAAGAAGGAGTAAAAGTAATTTGCAATGAATCATTCGCTTCCAATTTGTCAAGTTTCACAAAGCCAAATTTATCGATGTAAATATGGTTTAATGTGTCCTCAAAAATTGGAATTTCAATGGGTTTCAATTTGTCTTTGACTTTGAAAACAGCAACATCAATACTGACATCTACTATTGTAGAAGCCACTTTATTGATTTCATCTTTTGTTTCTTGTTTTCTAAGTGTCGCACATGACAAAACAAAGAAGCTGAAAAAGGCTAAAAGCGTGATTTTGAAATAACTTTTCATTTTTTAAGAGTTTAAGAGTTTAGAGATTGATTATAATTGATTCTATTTTTAGAAAAAATTGCTATTGGGTTTGAGCTACTGTTCTTGTCTGCGCTCAGCTCATCTTCATAGTTCCAAAATTCAGCATAGTCAGTTTTGTTTTGATTCAGAAAGTCTATCAATTCATCTTTGTAAATTTTTGCACTTGCTACTTTTTGATTGACTAACCTACCCATCAATGCGGGCTCAATATGTGTGCTTTGTTGCATCACCTTTTGAACTGTTCCCGAAGCAGTATTTTTAACACTCGAATAGGGCAAATACCTTGAATAAGCATCATAAATCAAATAAGGCTCAATGACATTTTTTAATGCTTTGTATTTATCAGTCAATATTCTTTCAATTTTGCCAGCACTTATTGTTTTGCCTGTTGAGTTGAAATTGATTGAAAAATTATTTGCATCTATGACAGTAACCTCGTATTCTTTGCCGTTCAATTCACTTGCATTAGTTCCCAGCAATCCTACAAATGACACGAAATAACCACTCTCCAATGCGTGTGCGGTGATTTGGAAAGTCGTTATAGTTCCTATACTGATGCTTGCAATCGCTTTTTCTGTATTGTATAAGTTCATTAAGTCCGCATAGAAATCTTTGCCAAGCACAGCCTTTAGGCTTTCATTTTGAGATTCAAATACGTATGGCGTAACATCATCCTCACTTGTGTTTAATGACAAGTTTGGGTATGGACTTTTGAAGTAAGATTTATCAATGAGTAATTTCATTCTTTTACGCCAAGGTTTTGAATCCTAAAGTTTTTTGAAGGATTAATGTCATCCTTATAGTGAGAAAAAATCTCTTCCAACATCTCCGATATTTTTTGTTGTGTTGGTATCAGCACTGTTTTTTGCACAAAATCTAATAGTTTACCCAACTTATCACTATCCCCCAAGAAATCACTTTTACCTGTGAAGCTGTAAAATTCTTCGGGCAAATCAAACGCTGTTCTGATATTGGTCTTTATACTGTTTTCCGCATATTGATAAGATGCGCTCATGTCGGGAGTCGTCAAAACCGTTGCATCAGGTTTACTTTGCGGATTGTCTGCATACTGCAAAAGCACACGACCTCCATCGGGTCCGCTAAAGTTTTGGAATATCGCCTCATCATTCTCTCTTGTCAGGTCATCAGGATTCGCATTTCCGTACTTTGTGATAATTACCTGAGCCTTGAACCTTTCAATAATGTCAGATTTTTTTGATACTGAAATTTGAAATTCGTTTTCTGCATCTTGCAAAACTGGACCGTACACAGGATAGGGATATTGCCTTGCACCTGAGCGTGATAAAAAATAGTAATAAACCTGACCTTTGAAGTTCATTTCTATTTTCCCATTTTCATTTTTCACAAGTCCATCTCTATTGATTTGCTTCCTAATCACTTCTGAATTAGGATTGTACGCATCAAAATACTCAATAAGTGTCTCGCTTTTTTTTGAACGGTACTTGTCAAATCTATGCAGAACGGCAACATAATAAGGCTGTTCCCCTTGTCTTACTTTTTCAAAATCAATGTGATTTATCTCACAAATTTGCCCAAACAGATTGTAATTGAAATGCAAACCAAGTCCTTCAAATTGCACTAAATCAATGCAAATCTTTTCGAGTAAATCGTTGAGCGTTTCTTTTTTACTATTGATTACTTTGCTGCCTATTTTGGTAGATTTCAAAGTTTTAATCTTATCAAAGATGACTTGTGCATCATAATCATTGCCTTGATTCTTGAACTCTTTGGCTTGAATCGCCAACGATTCACACTCTTTTTCAATCAGATAATCGTGTTCAAACCCCGCTCCTTTGAGTAGGGTTGCCTTTTTATTGATTGCATTAAACAATGTTCCGCTATTCTTAGCGCAGTACACCAAAAATTGAGGGAAAGAATCGTATAGTTCACCAAAACCATAAGGCAGATATTTGCCACTTTTCAATGAAATTGCACCAACACCGTAAATCTTTTGAAAAGACTTTACAAAGTGTTGGTATATTTCAGTAGAATCCCTGACATTTCTTTCAGGGGTATTGATGAAGACTAAGCTCATTACTTACATTGTTTATCTTACATCGCCACCACTTGTGTAGACTAATGCAGTTGTGTTGGTTGCAATCTTGAATGTTTTCTCGTCTATGATTTCAGATATGGCGATGGATTTATTGTTTAATCCGTTTACTGCATCTGAACCAACCGTTCCGACAATATCTTTGAAGAAAACAAGCGTTCCTACTTTGGCATCCTGCACGAAAGGCTTATCAACCGTATCATCCAAGACAATCGTTGTAGTAGCTCCAACAATAATATTTGCAATGTCAAAATATGATGGAATGATAAGCGATTCAAACAAGGCTTTTGATGCTTCATAATTGTATGCACGAGGGCTACTTGTATAAACAGCTAAGTAATCTGCGTAAGATTTTGCGGTTGCTTGGCTGCTGACACGGTAACCACCCCCTGTGTCAGGAGAAATAACTTCTTGATTGCCTGACAAAGAAGATAAGCCTCCGGTACGTCCAAGAACCTTGAACCATTCATTGTTCGTTTCTACGATGCCAATACTTTTGCCTGCATTAAATTCTTTGAGTGCATTTGCGGTTTCTGGTTCGTCATCAAAAACTGTAAAATCCAACAAATGCAAATATTTACCGATTCCTGCGCCATCAAAGTTATTTTGAGGGGCAATCGAGTTGTTACGTCCTTCAAGTCTGTATGCTCTTTTCGTGAACTTCAATTTGATGCCAGTGATGATTTTCAAGTCTCCACCATCAAAGTTTGCATCAAAAGTATATTTGAGTATATCAAAATAATTGATAAGTTGTGCTATATCCTTTGTGCCCTCGGCAGGTGGGGAACATCTTTTTTTCCTTACTAAATCGGCATTGATACCGCAAGGTAATTGAAATAAAGCCATATATTTTTTATTTTAAAGGGATTGCGTAAACAACCCCTTGTGATGAATCAAAATGAAAAAACTAAGTAGGACGGACAATCAAAGCCTGTTCAGGCAAAGGTACTTCCGTGCAAGTAGCCATTGACATACGGTATCTTGAGAAATACTCGTTTGTTGTGCCAAACAAATCTACAATGTTCAATACATTGCTATCAGTCACGTCATCTACACCTATAAGTGCGTTTTGGCTTTGAATACCAATCACATTCAAAGGAGACATATTTTGCACTCGCTCCAATTTCTGCCCCAAGAAAGAAAGTTGTTTCAAGTCAGTTGTGTTGGTGTACAAACCGCCCAAACGACCTGCTTCACTTGCAACAAAAGCATCTTGAATAGCAGGGTGAACCCACATTTTGAAGTCAGGATTTGCTTTTACTGTTTCAGGGATTGCTCTCCAAGCCTTCAACAAAATAGGAGCAACATTCCCCTCATTGATGAAGTAAATCTTTGCATTGGTATATACAGGCGTTCCGATTGTGATACTGTTTGTAGTCGGATTGACATTGACTTTGATAGTATCGCCACTGATTGAAGTTACCATAATGTTTTGCGTGGTATCTTCATCATAAGTGCCTTCGTTCCAAATCGCATTGTTCAAGAACGTTGCTACGTTACCACCGCCACCGTTGGCAAGTCCAGTTACTGTAATCAAATCGCCTTCGCGAAGTTTTGCGCCTCCACCAGTAGCAAGCGTAAATTGCAATTCAGTTCCAGAAATGGCAACCGCAGAGAATGTTACGAATTCAGGCGTGAGTTTTTTGGAGTTTGCAGCAGCAGCAATTTTCTCTTCAAGTCCGGTGTAAGCTGCCGTAAATCCAGCCTGCGGAGTGCGAGCTTTACCACGAAGATACAAAGCATCATTGATGTTTGCCATTGTTTCGTCAATAAACGAAATGACAGCTTCTGCAATAACTTCGGGTGGAATCCTGTCATTCATTGCGCCTTGCTGAACTTGTTCTGCAAACCAAGTGTCGCGCAAATTGGTGTAATCAAACACTTCTTTGAACTCATATACAACAGGTGTCAATACAATCTTGTCAAGGGTTTTTGCCTGCGGTGTTACAGTAAAATCAGATGTCCTATCTCCTAACCTGATTTTGGATTTGTACTTGTGCATTGTCCTTTGTTTTTTGATGCCAGGGACAACAGTAACCAATCCTGAGCCAATAATCTGCGTATTGAACACTGCCCTGCGAATGACTTGTAAGTCTGCATCGCCAGCGTAAGCATTTGAAGGAAATACAACCTGCTCATTTGCCATTCTTGATAAGGCTTTGAATAAGTCAGACTTATTTTTAATATTCTTGAATTGTTTTAAATTCATTGTTTTATAAGGATTTAAAATTTTTTATTTGCGATTCACAAGGGCATTTACTTTGTCGTTGCTGATTTCGGGCAAAGGCAATGCTTTTTTATCACTGTCATCTTCATTGAAGTATGCAAAGTCATCATCAGACATAATGCTTCCGTTTGATGTGATTTCACCAAGCATTTTTGCCATAGCAGTTACACCATCTTTCATCTCTGCAAAAGAGTTCATTTGCGTTTTCAAGGTTTGTACTTCATTTTTCAATTCGGCATTTTCCTTTGAAAGTGAATTCAGTACGGCATTTGCAGTATTGATGAACTCACTCATTTGTTTTTTCTCATCATCGCCTGATGCTGCATTTTGAGTTCCTGCAGGAGCTTCTTCCGATACTTCGGTAACTACGCCTGCCTCAACTTTGATGCTGATTTTCTTGCCTGCCTCATCCACCAATATATGAGAACCATCAGGAGCGGGAGTTTCGGTAGGACTGCCTTGTGCGTCTGCAACTACTACACGTTTCCCTTCAACAGTTCCATCTTCGCTGTACACAAACACTTTTGTATCAGTGCCTTCTACTTGCAAAGCCATATTTTTCACAAATGTATCTTTCAATTCACCTGCTTTGTAGGCTTTCAAGGCTTTTTCAGACATTAGGGTTGCAACATTGTACTTTGAATTTGTCAAAGCCAACATCATTGCTTTCCCCTTTTCCCATTCAGTTGGGCTTACAATTTGAACATTTTTAGACATTTTTTTTACATTTAATTTGAGGATTTCTATAAATAATTTGCCTGTCATTTGAGGGTCTTCTGACAAGGCTTCGGAATAGGTTACTTTTAATTTGTTTGTTTCATCAATCAATTGTCTTATAGGCAATTTGATTTGAGTTGTTTTTACGGTAGCATTTTCATTTACTTCAAGTCCTGCTGCCCAATCGTGATGCCCATCGAGTAAGTAATTTTCGGATGATACAAGATAGTTTCTTGCTCCCCATCTGCCCGCCAAGACTTTCTCCTGCACTTTGGCTTTATCAATTTCATTCTGTGCTGGCTTTAAGTCTGCTAATTTAGCTGTGCCTGGCTTGATGAATCTTTTACCATATTTTGCAAGGAAATAGTTTAAAATTACTGTTTCAAATTCTGAATCAATTTGAGGCATTTCGCTACGCTTGTAGCCTGCATTGTCGCTAAGTTTGCTCTCGAATTTCATAGGCGTTGCTTGCAATTCTTTGGCATACATCAAAATAGGTGCTTTTTCTTGGCTATTGGTATGAGACATTACAGATTCATCTATCAATGTTGCAAATCCCATATCTAAGGCTTTTTGAGCGTTCCAAGCCTTATCAAGTGCCATTTCGGCAAGTAGTATTTCGTAAGTTTTTTTTGTGATATTGCTGTAAACCGAAATGACGTTTTCAATATCGGATTCCATATCTACAATATAGTCTTTCAACTCTGTATAAGAAAACCCCGATATATTCCCTGCTTTTGGGAGATGGATTAAAAATTTAGTAAATGGATAAAGTACGCGTTCTTGACCTGCAATGAAAATCATAGTAGCTGCACTAAATACCATTCCCCATCCTATTGTTTTGACTTTGATGCCTCTTTGTTTTTCTTTTTCCAAAAACGCATATATGTTTTGTGCAGGGAGGAGATAACCCCCATAGCTATCAATATTGATAATTATTTTTTCATAGTTAGGTGTTTGTGATAGTTTTGATTTGAATAAATCAAAAGCATCAATTCCTATTTCGTCACTAATGTCAATTACTGCAACAATCATATAAGATTCAAAACATTACTGCTTATTTTTTTAATATTCAAAAATACGCATTTTGAATTTTATTGGTTAGATTTGTGTTTATTTTGTGTTACAGTATGTTACATATCGTTACAATTATATGAATAAAACAAAAAGAATTGGCTACACGCCAACCATAAAACAAAGACAAATAATCGAATCTCATTGCTCCGCACACGAAAAAGATTTTGCGTGCTTGGTGCGCGAAGTAATGCAACTTGTTATCAATGGGACTTTGCTTGATAGAGATGGAAAGAATTTTTTTCATAGAGAATTGACCAAGTAATTCTAACTATCTGCAAATGCCTCTGATGTTTCGACATCCTTGATTTTTCTTCTTATCTCAGAAACTTCGACAATTGGTCTCATGCTACCCAATGCTTCAAGTTGCCTGATGTTGAAAGAAGAATTATCCAATATTCCTTTCCCTAAGTTATTGATGTCGGAAGATAGAAGCATACCGGTTTGACCAAAATAAGATTTACCATTACCTCCATAAGTATTGAGGTTGTTTAGTCCGTTTATCATTGCGGTATTCTTTTTATTGACTACTGCAAACAATTCGCCTTTTTCTACCTCGATACTTGTGCCATCGTCAAAATACCCCTTTGTCCCTCCTTGACTGTGAGGCTTTCCGCCAAACACGCCTATTTGTTTTGTGCCTCCAAAAGCCATTTTTTCAATATCAAACAACCCTCCCCTTTCTGCACTATTGATTTTGGCAACATTGAATAAGCCTTGTGCAACTATCGCTGTTGCTGCAATGATATTGGCAGGAAAGGGAACTTCTGCCAGAGTTTTATTGGCAGCCAAAAATGTAGAAATAACCGCCTGCGTAGTTGCAAGTAATTTGTAAGCCACGCTATTTTCTTCAAATAATTGCGCTGCTTGACCAAAGGCATCACCCAAAGCAGCCAAACTATCGGTTTCTGCTTTCTCTAATCCTTTGACTATTTGCTTTCTCTCGTTGGCGTATTTTGAATCTATATCCAAAACTCTTTGTTGGTAATCAATTCTTGCTGCTTCTTTTTGAGCGTCAGACTGTGCGGTAAATTCCAATTCAAAAGCCAATTGCGCTTGTGCCTGCTCTAATTCCTTGACCCTTAATTCTTCCAAGTACAACTGTCTGTTTTCTAACTTTTTTTGGTTTCTTAGAAATTCGTTTTCTACGGTTGCATCTAAGAAAGCCTCGTCTTGGGCAAGCACTAACTGCCTTTGTTCGTATTCATTTTGTAATTCAAGTAATCTTTCCTCTGCTAAACCTTGTTCTAATTGAATACCTCGTTCAGCATTTTGCAAGTCGTTTGCTTTTTGGTCTTCATTGAACTTAATTTGCAAAGCAAGTAGTTCATCATTAAGCTGTTGCTGTCTTAATTTTAATTGCTCACCCTTTAACTCTGATGTTTTAATCTCTTCTGTTGCCGATGCAATAAGCGAATTAATCCTTGCCTGTAATTGTTCTTTTGTGCCTTCCTGCTCCAATAAAACAAGTCTTTGAAAATATGCACTTTGCTCTGCTAATTGCTTTGCTCTTGCTTCTTTTTCTTTTTCTGCTTTCTTTTCGTTTCCTTCTTTGATTTTTGAAAGGTAATCGTTGTAGTCGTCGACTTGTGTCTGACGAAAGTCTTTGTCAAGTTGTAATTGCTCATTTTGATTTTGTATGATGAGGAGTTTGGCATTTTCATTTGTTTGGGATAAGGTTTTTAATCTTTCTTCCCTTGATAGTTTTTCAAGTTTATTGGTTTTATCAAATTGCTTTAACTCTATATCAAGTCTTTCTTGCAATCCCTTCTTTCTTGCATTGAGTTCTTGACCAGAGCCTTCGCGTATTTTCCCCGATAAAACATCCTGCTCCAATAAGGCATCTTTTATGTCGGCTTGAACAGTCAAGGCTTCTCTAAGTAATGATACTTGATTGGTGATTTGCTCTGTTATCCTTCCGTAAAAATCCTCTGAAATTTCCGCAACTTTTGCACGCTGTTCTTCAACATTTGCAAGTTGCTCAGTAGTTCTAAGGTTTGCAGGGATTCTTTTAAATTCTTCTTCAAGTATTTTTAATTTTTGTGTTTCTGCATCCAAAGACCTTTTTACTCGGTCCTGCTCAACTTTCCCCAACCTATTATTTGCCTCGATACGTTCTTTAAAAGACTTGCTTTCATCGTCCCTTATAGATTTCAGTCTTTCAGCTTCTGCACGGGCAATTTTATCTTGTGAATTTATTTTGATGAGTTCTTTTTCAATATTTTGTAATTGTTTGGTAAGTTCTGCCCCACGCTCTAAAGTAGTTCCAAAAACATTGTCAGATATAAAGGTAAAAGCTTTGCTGATGCCTTCTATCACGCTAAATATAGTTTCTCCAATAAGTGCCAACACGCTATAAACTGCATTGAGTATAGGTTCAAATCTTGCGAAAACTTGCTGTAATTTATTCGCGCCTTTTTCCGTACTAAGAAACGCACCTACAACACCCACGAGAACGGAAGCCAATAGAAATATTGGATTGGCAAGCAAGAATTTACCAAGTGTATTCAAAGCACCTGTTACCAAGTCCAACGCCCCTTTTACACCGCCAGCCAACAAACCTTTTACGTTTTCAGCAGACACGCCAAAAAGATTAAAAGAGCCTAACGCATCTTCAATCGCGGCTTGATAATTACCAACGTTAGACCGCCCATCTTTTATTCCTTTGTCGAATTCTAATTGCGCGTCTTTGAGTTTTCTTACTTTTTCGGCTTGCTGAACATAAGCATCGGTAAGTTCAATAGTGCCGTCTTCATTGACTTTGAGTGTTTCGCCCAAATCTTTGAGTTGCTTTTGTGCCAAATTCAATGAAGCTGTAAGTTGTGTGTAACTTCCTGCATTTGCTTGGATTGCCTGATTGCTTAAATCTATTTCCCTTTGAAATGATTTTTGCTCAGAAGTAACCCCTTTCAACTTTTCTTTTAACTCTAAATTCTTTTGAATGTAGTCATCTGTGCTTATCTCCCCAGCCTTGAAAGATTTGTTCAATTCCTGCTGTTTGGATTTTAAGCCAATGATTGTTTTTTCCAAGTCTGCAACCTTTTGTTTGGCTGCTGCTTGGTTAAAATCTACTTCAAATATTATTTTATCTTCCATTATGATAATTGATTTAGCCTATACATTTCGCACAATACACTCTCTTTAGAATCCTTGTATTGGACAATCTTACTCAAATAATAATACCCTTGAAAGTCTGCCCCAAGCCAAACGGCTTTTGAAAAATCAAGATTTTGAATGTCTGTTTCATTTATTATGAGGTATATTTCTTCTCTTTGGCAGCTATCCAAAATCGATGTATAAGTCTGCCAATTCAAATCTAATAAGTTTTGGAACTCCATATCTTCAAAGGCACTTCTTCGCGGGTTGCTTATGGTAATTGGCGTTCCTGCAAAATTGAAATCTTCAAATAAATCAAACGGCTCATTGCTTGCAGCAACATCAATGCTTAGTCTCGGCTTTGATTCATTGTTTTTGTACTTGGCTAATTTTGCATCTGTTACGGTTTCGTCTTGAATCTCAAAGTTTAGGATTTTCAAACTATTGAAGGCTTCTAAAAGATTTTCTATTGGTGCAAATACAAGTGTCAATACATCCTTTGAAAAAGCAATAGTTTCATTATCTACAATCAATACACCTGAATAGTCTTTTACTATGTCTTCATCTTCCAAATAATTGAAGTAATTGTTTTGGGCAAAGTCCGTAAAAACAAAACTTGTAGTGGATTGCTTCTCATCTATTTTACTTGTAAAGTCCAAAGCATTGGCAGTAATTTTTACTTTATTGAATGGAGCTATTTTTATGACCTTTGTCCAGTTGTCAATTTGCGGAAATAGTCCGTAAATGTGCATCAGGTTTTTTATAAAGTCTTTCTGTTTTATTTTCGGCAAGTTTGGCGCAACCTCCCAAATACCAGATACCAATGCTTCATTATCTATTACTTCTGTCTTAAAAGACCCCTTATCTACAAAAAAAGAACCGTTGCTGGCTACTGAATAAGTTATTGAAATAGAATCTCCCAGCAGTAATTCTACAAAAGCCGAATACTTAAAAGTGTAGTCTATTACGCTTCCGTTTGGCGCAGGTTCTGAATAAATAACCGTTCTGACATTGCTTGCATCAATTCTTATAAGGCTTACTATTCCGTTTGGAGAACCAGTATTTACGGCAGAAGTAAAGTGAATTGAAATATCAACTTTAACTAATATTTTTGGTGCTAAATTATGAAGCGTGTATTCGCTATTGATGTAAGAACCGCCAAGTACTGTTATGCTTTCCGAATTTTGCGTGTTGTTTTTTGGATAGGTGCTGCCATCAAATTCAACTACAACTTCACCAAGCAAACCAATTGCAGGCACTCCGTACCCATTAACCATTTCAATCTTTCCACTACTACCCTTTGCAAACTCTTTGTTTTGCGCCTGAATAGGACGTGTTTTATTTACAAAGGGGATAAGTATATTATTGAAACTATGCGGAATAGTAGGCACTCCATCTGTAAAACTATAAGCAAAACCTGATTCAAAAAATATTCTATCCCAAATTATTCGTGCAAATATGGAAGGAGATAAGTTTTGATAAGTATTTGAAAAAAGGTCGTCTATTTGCCCACGACGATAAATATCATATACATATCCATCTGTATAATCATACAGTTGACTGGCTTGTATTTCGGTTGGCGTGTATGGGTGATTGTATGCTGACAGGTCAAGTTCTTGGATAGTCTTATCACCAAGTATATCAAAGAAATTGATATTGCCTTCAAATATTTGGCACTCCAAAACTATCTTACCAAGTTTCTTTCTTTTTATTTTTTTGATGACAATAGTTGCATTTGGCGCAATCTCTATTCCATCACTTACGATTCTTATGCTGATTAGTCTGTAAGGCAATAGGCTGACAAATGTACGGATATTTGAATATCCAATAAGCCTTTGGTTTTTTGGGGTGTCGGGCAAATCAAAGTTAATAGAATAATTAGACTGAAAAGAATCAGGCTTTTCAGGAGTGTTAGATTGGTAAGTGATAGGTATAGATTCATCTCCAATCAAATCAAATTCTTCATCTTCTTTGAATATGCGTATCATTAGCTGTTTTGAAATGGTAATTCAATGGTTACGTTAATATCGTACAGTTCTTCTTTTGAGTTTTGGGAAGCAATATCGTTGCTTGTCAAAACTACTGGCGTGAGCGAATTATCCTGTTCAATTAGGTACACAGCCTTTGAAGTCAATAAGGTTTGCAATCCTTCCAAATCTTTTTTCGGAACAGAACTAATGGCTAAATCCATTGTTGTTTGCAGCCCTTTTTCAAGTACTGTTTTCTGCCTTGCGTTTGGTGCAAGGTAATCACTGGTGCTTACGACTCTGCTATTTTCGCCAAAAAAAGTGAAGCCATATATTTCAAATCCACCCAAAGGATTGACCCAAGTAAGGTGTTTTTGATAGCACTCTTTTTTGAATTCTATTTGTTTTATCTCACTTGAAACGTATGTTTCTTGCAAGAAAGAAAAACTAAGTAAATCAACGTAACTAACTGCAAACCCCGCTCTTATTTCAACACCAATCGTTTTTATGCCGTTACTTGTATTATTGTAGATATATTCATTTGCACCCAAAAAAGTGCTTAGTTGCATACCTTGATTGTTTACGTACACTCCATTTACTATGAAGTACACATTCCAAGAACCCCCGCCACTTTGAATGTAGTCTAATTTGAATTTGTACCTACCTTTTTGAAGATACACATTTTGACTAAGAGTTTTAAAAGTTTGGGTGCCTCCACCTGAGCAGTTTAGCCTTGGCTCTTCTCCACTTGGGGCTGTGTCAATATTGCTACCAGTTGCTCCAATTGTCCAGCCTTGTAATAATGGGAATAATATAGGGTCGTAAAACGAAGGGTTTGTAAATTTTTCAACCGAAAAAGAAACTGGTGCTTTCAACTGAATATTGCAAGATGATACAGCAACTAAAAAAGGGATGAGCAGCCTAAAATATTTTGAAGTTAAATTCATAGGTATTAATTCAAATGATTCTGAGATAATATTTCCGTTTATGTCAAAGTTTTCTCTTGACAGATATAAATTTTCTGAATCTGATACTATTGAAAGGAAGTAGGTTTTTCCTTCAAAGCAATAATTTATGAGGTTTGTAAATTTTGCATTGCTTCCAAGTCCAGCAACAAATGCTTCAAAGTTTGATGCAAGTATATCAACCTTCGCATTTACAACATATCTCCTGTTTGCAGTATCATCAAAGCCAGTACCTGTGATGTAATACTGAAAAATAAAGTTGCTATCAGTATAACTATTGCTTTGTACTGTTATGATGCTTTGCAGATATGATTGTAAAGGCTTAGAAATATCAAAGACCGCAAAACCACTCCGCACAGTGGCACGCAATTGGAATAGTGTTATGCCTGCCGAATCTTTGACGCTGATTGTTTCAAATGTCAAAACGGAAGATACAGTATATTCAATTGGATTTTTTAGGAATCCACCAACTGCGGAATACTTAGACGGTCTTTGAGTGATTGTTGCCATTACCTCTTTTTATTTTTTTTGACTTCTTGAATTGGAGATTCTTGAACAATAGTTTCTTCTTCTAAAGCAGGAACTTCGCTTTGAATCTCCTCAATTTTTACTACAGGTATTACCTCTTCCGAAACAATAGGAGCTTCAACTTCTTCTTGAACTGAAAGAGCTTCATCCTCATGTACTTGCACAGAGTTTTGTTGCGTCATCAATACGTTGATGTAGGCATCTCCAAAAGTTTCATAAAGCTCCTTGGGCGTGAGACCTGCGATTTCTCTCAAATTGGCATCCATCGGCTTGCCGTTCTGATTTGTAAGCAATTCTGCCAATTTATCCAGTACTGTTTTGCTTGCTGAAATTGGGAGTTTACCAAAATAATTACCTTCTTGAAAATAAAGATGGTCGTTTTCAATTTTTAAAAACTTCATAATGAGAATAATTTAAGGGTTTGTAAATAAATAAAATAGCCTAATGCAGCCGAAAAGCCTACCGCAATACTTGTAAGTATCAAAGCAGAAAGCAGGATTAGAATTCCTTGAAATAAGTTTGTTTTTTTCATTGTATTATTTTTCTAATTTCAGTTTTATAAGATTCAAGAACCGCAAATGCAGTCCTTGTTTTTATTTCTTCTACAAGCATTTCATTGATTACATCAGTTATTACTTTGCTTTGATTCCCAGAGAAACGAGGGTCTTGCCCACGATGTAATCTTGTACCAAATTTGTTGATGTAATATTTCAAGAACCTTACTCTCCATTCAGGAAAGCCGACAGCTTTTGCCCATTCAAGTAAGTTGTCCAAAAAATTACTACCCCCTTGCCCTGAGCCTTGTGACGGTCCTCTTCCAAATTCTGTAAAGTCTATCCACTTTGCACCAAATATTTTAAATCCTTTTTCGGTTACTTCTTTTCTAAGCGAAGCGACTGTTTTACCAGTTGCAACCATTTTTTTTTCTTGATAGGACTTTTTGAGTCTTTCAAGTATTTCACTTGCGATTTGGTCTAACTTATCTTGAAAGGTGGTCATAAAATAAAATCGTTTAAGCACTTCTCAAATTTATCGTATAGCGTTATTTGAAAATTGGATAGCATCAACCCATCTGTATTTGCATCAAATAGGTTTTTGGCTCTTAGTCCTCGAACTCCCGATATTTCGGAAATAACTTTCGTGCCTGAAAAGAAATCGTGATTCACCGGGTTGATGACAAATTCTTGGCTTGTCTTATCATATCCAAGCAAATTAAGATTTGATAGAAACTCCCTGAGTGCAATTTCACTATTGCGGTAAGCGTCCTCTCTTTGTTCTGCCTGCAATGGGAGAGATGATTTGAATAAAATGTAAAGCACAAGATTATACTTTGTCTTGTACCCAATATTTTGCCCTATCAAATCAAAAGCAAAGTTTTCTTCCATTCCAAACACGGGCAATTCTTCATTGTCTAACTTCAAATTCAGTTCATCTGCATTGCCCTCTATGAAAGTGAATTGAAAAGACGTGAGGCTTTCAACTGCTTTCTTGACTATACTTGTAATGATGGTATCCATTATCTGCGTTTTAATTTATTTGATGCTTCTTCCTGCTTTCTTCGCATAACGTCTCTTAATTTTTGTAAGTAATAATCTACTTGATTTTGGTAAATCATTTTAAAATTTACCTCTGCTATGCTCAAAGCAAGCACTTCTTTGTGTTTCAATATATCACCATTGGCAAGCCTGTCAATAGCACTGTAATTACCAAAAACACTTAACTCATCTACGCCTGCCTCTATTTGCTCAGGTTCTTTGCGAAGCTCAATAAGTGAATTTTTCAAAAACTCCTCTTCTTTGGCGAGTGCATTTAGGTAATACATTGCTTGCGGATATGCTACTGACCAAGCCGTTTGTCTGACCTCTTTTTCAATTTGTTCATTTTGCTTTCTGTCATATAGTTCTTGGCTAAAAACAGCCACAATGTAAGGCAGGGCAAGCACTTGTTTATCCTTATAAATATTCATTATTTCAATTGCATCTAACTTTTGAGCAAATGACTTTTCAAGAATATTGCTTTTGTCTTTTGGCAATTCTAAGCAGTTAGGCATTTCATTTAAGAATGTAAGCCAATTAGCAATCAAACTTTGAAAAGTTGTATTTTCACTCAAATACCTATCTTCATCTATCTTTGCAAAATATTTCAAAGCACTTTTCCCCGAAGCCTGCCAATCGCACCACTGACCAAAAGTAAGTGTGTCGTAATCTTTGAATGATATTTTGACGGCTTCAATCATACGTTTGCAAATTTTGAAATTTTCTTTTTTGGGTGACCTGTACTTCTTTGAGTGCTTGGTGTTATTGAGTTTTTCAAATGTGTATTTACACCATACCGAAACGCATCCATAAAGTGATTGTATTTATCGGCTGGCTCATTCGTTGGATTTTTAAATCTATCCAAAGCATAAGAATAATTCTCATATTCAAAATTTGCATTGCTTGCAGTTTCAACCAAATGGATTGTAAAGTTTTTCAAAAAAGAAATACCGTTCTTGACACTATCCTGACCTTTTTCGGCAGGCAAAGCGTTAATTCCAAGCCTTCTAAGTTCTTCAATACTTTTAGGTTCTGCCGAATCCAAGTACACAGGAGAAGAAGCACTTACACCAAAATCTATCAAACGCTTGGCGATGTCAGGGTTTGTCATATCTGTTTCATATATGAGTTCATCTGTCCATATATTTTTATTATGCCTTTCTATTTCACAAACGCAAGTAGGGTCGTTTGAATAGCCAAAATCGCCCCCATAAAATTTTTGGTATAGATTAGGCATTGATTTGACAAACACCCAGTTTTTGAATATCCTACCACGCACTCCTTCAGGGATTAATCCGCAAATCATTGTGTAGTAATACTCTTCGTTTTCTATTTTATAGGCTTCGTACAAATTTATAGTAGTGCTATTGATATTATCAATATTATCTTTGTACGTGCCAAAAATTGAGAGTAACTGTTCCGAAAATTTCTGTTTTGGCTTTGCAATGAAATACCCCTCTACATCAGAAGGCTCTAAATTGTAATAGTCCTTTATTAGCCAATGGTTCTTTGGCGGAGGGTTGAACACCCTAAATATTTGTATTTGTCCTTTTGTAGTTCTTAGTGAGGCATCAAGGTTTGTGAAATCTTCCTTTGAGACTTCCTCACATTCTTCAATGGCAATGTGCGTAAACCCGGCAAGTGATTTCATCTTGGCTGTTGCTTTGCCAGAAGATTTTTTGAAGCCTTTGGCAAATATTTGATTGTTAGTTGGTAGATACGTAATCGTCATAGAGGATTCATTGATTTGAAATAAATCCTCATTGATTGTATCATTTTCATTAATCCTGTCTTTGAACTCTTGAAACAATGAAATCCTCACATCAGACAACACATCACGCATAAAAAGTCCGCGAAAATAATTAGGCTGTGTAATCAAAAATAAAAAATAATCGGTAACAAAGTATGAACCGCCACGACCACGCCCCCCAAACAAGTCTATGTATCTTGCAGAAGTGGTAAATACGTCTTCGTATATTTGGTTAAATACTTGTGTTATCATTTTCAGAAAATTTTTTGAAAATAACCTCGTGCTTGTTATCGCTATCTACTTTGCCCGAATGCTCAATTTTTTGCACATACAGACCTTCCAATTCTGCAATGTCTTTGAGTACGGCAAGGGAGTTTTTAACATCTTTGTTTTTTAAAGCCGTTTCATAAAGCTTCATTCGGGCTGCAATATGAAACGCTTTTTTCTCTTCAATTTCGGAATGGCACTGTTCAATAAACAATACCCTCGCTTCCTTGACATATCTTTTTGCCTGCCTATCGCATACATTCCAATTCCTTGAAATGTTCATATAAATATCAGACACAGGAACGCCCGCAAGAATCCACTCTTGTATGCTTCTGATGCGGTTGTAGAATTCTATTTTATCGGACCTGTTTCTTTGAAATTCTACTTCTACGTCTGTGTCTGCTAATTGTATTTCTGTCATTAGATTAGTCCTAAAATCATTTTTACCTGTTCATAATCATCCAACACAGTTGATAACTGTATTTCAAGTTCAAAACGCTTCTGCTCATACTGCCTTTTTACATTCTCGTCTGTAATAAAAGTATTGGACGAAAAAGCAATAATCCTGTCCCTGATAAATTTTACTCTGTTTTCATAGTATCGTAAAATACTTTTTGCCTTTGTTTCGGCATCTTTGATTTTCACTTCTGCGAAGTTTATCCCCCACTCTTCGTTATTCATATATATTTTTAATTTAACTTTAACATTTTGAAATTTACGGCTTCGGAAACAACCAATCTAACAAGCCTTTCAATTATTTTTCCGTGGGTAGCTTCGTCTTTGCTATACATTTCTTTATCCGTAATTCTAAAAACTTTATACCCTGCCTTAGTTAAGTAAGAATCCTGACTATCATCTAACTTTTTGCGTTTTGGGTTTGTGTGCCAATATTCGCCATCGAATTGAATAACTAATTTCATTTCTTCACATACAGCATCGACACAAAACTTATCAAATAAAAGAACCTGTTCTTTAAAATCAATATTAAGTTTGTACCCTAAATTTTGTAAAAACTCCCTGCCTGCCATTTCCAATTTATTCAATCCTTTCTTGTTTAGTTGTATGCTATTCATATTTTGAGCCTTTTCAGTCATTCTTTCTTTATCATTATCCCTGCATTGAATCGAGCAATATTGAATAGTATGGTTTCTTTTGTCTGCCTTGACTAAATAAGAAGGGGAGGTTTTAAATTCTTTTTTACAGACAACACAATTAAAAGATACTTTATTTCTGCTTTGGTATTGGTCGTGGCATACTTTATTGCAAAATATATTCTTGCTTTTTTCTACCCTTGATTTTTTTACTTCAACATCTTTCGTACAATTAGCGCATTTTTCAATCGAACTGCCTTGATGCTTTTTTTTACACCCAATAGAGCAATAATTATTTTTAGAGCCTCTATTTAATCTGCCAACGCTCACATAAAACTCTTTTGAGCAATTATCGCAATTAATATTTTTGCCTGTTTTTTTAGATTCTATTTCACTCATAAATCAATAAAATATTTTTTATATGCTAAAAAATTTTAACCTTTGCTTTTTGCCAATCTATGTTTTCAGTTCGTAAAATGCGGGATTTTATTTCGGACATAAAGTAATATTTTTAGGTCAGTAAATCGGTCAGGTCTTTTATTTTCTTAAATACAACCTACTGATTTACAAACATTTACCTAAAAGTAATTTATCCCTCCCTCTCTGCAACATTATGCTACAAATCAAATTAACGTTTGGTTTGTAGCTTTTTTACGGGATTTCATTATAATTTTATAAAAATTTTACTACAAATCAAAGAAATAATCGGTTTGTAGCAAAATGTAAAGTTTGTAAATCAGTCAGTCAAGTAAACGTAAAAATTACTGACTTTGGTTTCTACAAATGTAGCTATTTTTTTGTGAAAATAACTAAAATTATGATTGATATTACATTCCTCGTAAAACCTTCCGAAATCAACGCCAAAGGGCAGTGCATCATCTATTGTAGATTCAAGTGTGATGGAACTCCCAAAAAAGAAATCAGCACTGGCATACAAGTTAGTCCGGATGAATTTGATACCAACTCAAAACGTATCATTACAAAAGGCAAGAAATCCGATAGCGACAGCCTCAAAGAAAAGAACAATACTTTGAATGTCCTTGAAACTCGTTTGCGCCAAATCTATAACAACCAGATTGACAAAGGCAAAACGCCCACGGCTCAGACAATCAAAGAAGAGTTTGAAGCAAAAAAGGAAAGACGCACCCTTGCACAAGCCATTGAGTTGCTTAAAAAGCGAGTGAAGGATAATAAAGCTCTACTGAGTAAAGTAGGGGTAATTGAAAAAGTGACGGAGCTATTCATTAAGGACAAATACAAAGTCGATAATATCTACCTAAACGAGCTTGACAACTATACAAACTTTGGCGATGACTTTGAAAGCTATGTCAAGTTGGGAGGCAACAAAAGACAAATTTCGTGGAGCAGAAGCTATCTCCAAAAAATGTTTCCTTATATCAAACGCAGCGTAGAACTTGCAGTAAAACAAAAATGGGTTGAAAGTAACCCTTTGGCTTCGCACCAAATTATTTTGACCAAACAAGATAAGCAGAAAGAAAAGGTTTTTCTTACAAAACAGGAACTCAAGAAAATAATTGATGAACCGTTTGAAACGGATTCAATACAGCGGATAGCAGATATATTTGTGTTTCAGTGCTATACCGGGTTGGCTTATGGGGATGTAAAAAAACTGACCTATAAAGACATAAGAAAAAATGATGATGGTGTGTATTACTTGCACGACCCGCGAAAAAAAACTGCTGTTGAATTTACAATACCTTTGATAGAACAGGCAATTGAGTTGATTGAAAAATATAAGAAAGATACACACAGAGAAATATTCCACGCAGATAAAGTTTTCCCTGTCAAGTCAAACAAGACTTATAATCTACACCTCAAAACTATTGCGGAAATAATAGGGCTTGAAAAAGTTTTGAAAACTCACGTGGCGAGGTACACCTGCAACCAGTTACTCTACGAAGCAGGTGTGAGTGATGAAGTGCGTAAGCAGATTCTTGGGCACACAACCGTAAAGATGACCGCTCATTACACCACTGCCTCAACCAAATTAATGAATGAGGCAATGAGTAAGATTGATATTTAATCTTTATGCACCTGCTCAAAAACGTAGCACACTACAACCCTTGCTTTATATACCAATACACCCTTTTTCTCTTTTATCAATTTGTATTCTCTTACAAGCGCATCGTAAGACGTAACACCACTTGCTTTTAGTATGCTTGATATTGTTTTTTGCCGTTACGAAATTGTTCGTAACGGTCAAACAAGTAGCCTCTAAACCGTTCTTGATACTTGCTTGCATCAACTTTGTTTTGCGTATCATTGACTACAACAATACTAATTTTAGGAAATCGAGATTGAAGTGCCTCAATAATACCTACACTTGGATTGCCTCCTATAATTGCTATTTTTTTGTTTTCCATAATTTTATCAGTATTGTGTCATTGCAACCTTTTTCAATTTGTATGCTTGCAAGTCCTTCATATCATACAGCCACAACTTACCAACCTTTTCACAAGGCAAATCAGTCGTTGGTATGCTACGCATCGAGTCATAGCCATATCCAAGAAACTCAGCAGCTTCTTTACGACTTATTTTTTTACTTGGAGTCAGCGTATTTAAGATAAAATCAAATATATCCTGCTTTTGCTTATCAAGCAGGAGTTGTATTTCTGTTAGTTCCATCATTTTTTAAAGTTCTTGAAAAATTCCATTTGAGCCTTTGCCAAATCAATCAATGTGCCGACAGCCTTGTTTACTGCTTCTGCTTGCGGAATGTAATTTGCATCTTCTTGCACTTTTTTGATGCTGTCAATAAGCGTGTGCTTCAAATAAGCAATAGTGTCTTTGTCCTGCATCAGTGGTTCTTGCATTGGCACAAAATCAACTGCTGTTTGAGGGTTTGTAATAACTACATCCTTAACTTCTTCTTTTAGATTTTGAGGCTCAATAGGGAGAAAGTTGTTTTGCAAAAACGTTTCAGCATTTTCGATAGGTATTCGAAATTCTTTTTTGCTTGTTTTTATGATGGCAGAGTTGCCATCTTGACTTATTTCAGCAACAACTATTCTATTTGTTTGGTACAAGTATTCTTTACCTTCCCATTCTTTTTTGATTTTCTTTAGATTGTACATTTTTTTATTGTTCTTTTTAAGATGATTTGAGTTCTTTTTAGCTCTAAAATTTCAGGCATATTCATTATTTCCGCACGGATGTTTGGGGTTTTAAGCGTAATAAGCGAAGCAATTTTCTTGTCTGACAAGTCTGTATTTTCAGCGTACTTACGTTTTGCCGTTTGACCCGCCTTTTGTGAATTTCGGTTATTTTGAGCGTTTTGTTTTCTGCTCACCATTTCTAAATTTTCTAATTCGCAATTGAGCGAGTTTTTATCTTTGAATCTGATAATATACCCTTTCGGAATCTCTCCGTAAGCCTGCTCCCAAACGTATCTGCTGAAAAACACCAACTTCCTACTGCCTGCCGGCTTAATCATTTTGTAGTATTCATTGTATTTTTTATGAAACCTTGTAACAATAGTCCCTTCGGGCAAAGCATTATGAGGTATGCTGTTCTTTTTGAACTGTGTTTCAGGGGAAAGCTGTAAGCCTTTTATTCCTTTGTTCCATACTTCAATACCTTTTTTGAATATTCCATTATTAGGATATTTCTTTGCCATAATGCTAAGTTGCTCAGGTGTTCTTTTGATTTTTAACTTAAATAGTTTTGCATTGATAGCACTTTCTGTAGTTCCCAGCATTTCAGCTATCTCCTTATTCCTACAAGTCAGGTTTTCTTTGATGAATTTTATTTTTTCTTCTGTCCAGTTCATAATTATTTTGGTGAATATGCAGGGCAATTATTATCCATATTTTTGAGCCCTATATCTTCTTTGAAGTATTCAATTATTTGTTCTGTCATATCTATTTTTTTGGGATTAATATATTTACCGCTTCCATTCCATTTTCTAATAATTTCTTATCTACTGCAACCGCCGCATCGCGCTCAACATCAAAACATTTACTCCAACCAAGTTTAGAAATTTGAGCGCGATAAAAAAGTTGGTTTTTTTTCTCGAAAATTTGAACGTGCTTAAAAACACTAATTCTTCTATATTTTGGGTATGCCATCTTTATAATTAATTTTCATCAAAAAATTTACTGATATGCTGCGAGAACCTATTCTTAGTTTCCAAGTCCATTTTGGAAATCATCATAATCATTTCCGAAAACGGTTCTGCTACTTCTTCTTGTTCTTTAACAATATCAGCCTGCGAATTTTTTATGATAAATCTTTCGTAAGCTCTCGTTGCTTCCAAAGCCTTTTTGAAAGTCCACTTTGCTTCGTGCCTCAATCCTTTGTGCTCCAAAGCCATTAGCCACTTGGTAGCCTCGTTCAATAGCGTTGTGAAAATCAAAAGTTGGTTTACAAATTCATCTTGTCTATCCATTCCTCTCAATCTCCCTTATATCTTGGCATACTTGAGAAAAGGTTACAAAGTCTCCGTTTAGGGCAGCGAGTCTTTTGATGAGATACTTTTGCTTTAAGTTCTCGTTTTTGTGCCAAATCTCGCCCAACTCGGATTTGGTTTTTTCGTTAGCTACCCCTTTTACCAACTCTGCGAAATGATTATTTGCAGAGTTGATGTAGTATTGTGAAAGTTCAAGCAGTTCATTGACGCTTGCTTTTTCTATTTGTTCGATTGTTAGTTCCATATTATTATTCTATTGATGCTCTGGTAAGACACTGTTCGTAAGTGCCAGTGAATATAAGGTTTCCGTAAATGTACACTCCCCATTCTGTTGAGGAGTGTTGTAATATTTCTACTGCTTTTTTCATCTTTTTTCTGCGGGTAAGTGGTTAATTGTTTCTTCTTCTTTTTCTGCTTCGGCAATCAGTTTAAGGAAGTCTGACTGCTTAATTGTGATTGCTATATTGCCAACCTGAACATTAATGCAGTCTTTGAACCTGCCTGATTTCTCAAAATATGCGCCTTGTGATTCAATACTTGCATTATTCAAATCCAAGTCTGCAATTAAGTCTCTTAATTCCCTTGCACTGAATTGCGACAGTACAAAGGCAATGATGGAGAGTTTGATGTATTTATTCATTGTTTTTGCTCCTTTCTTTGATATTTTTTCTTTGTTTTAACCATTTTCGTTTTTCTTCTAATTTTTCTACTGCTTTTACTAAGGCAGATAGAAAATCAACCGCAGTTGGGCTACCTTGTATTCTTGCCCTCATATCAAGTCTTTGCATTGCTTCACTCACTTGTCTTGCTCCTTTCTGCAAGCATTGCGTCTGCGTATTCGTATGCTCGTAAGGCGATTTTTTTAGGTAGCCCAAATTCGTCTGTTTCGTATGCAGTAACAAGGCTTTGCATTGCCTTTGCAGCGAAATAGTCGCGTAGGCTTATTTCCGTTTCTTTCGGCTTTACGGGTTCGGAATGTTCTTGCAAAAGAAGCCTTGCATACTCATTCAACTGCTCCAGTTTAATATTTCCTTTTTCGTATTGAAGATAACAATCGTCAATTGTAAGTGCTTTTTTTTCTGATTCTTCGGAGTTTAATCTCTCGCAAATTCTTTCGGCATATGCTAAACTTTTACATTCAGCAACTATTTCAAAAGGCTTGTCTAAATAAGTTACAGCGTAAACTCCGTATTTTTCCATTAAATCCTCTACATGGTATTTCATTATTTTCAGTTTTTAGTTTTCAGTTTATTTCGTAAAAATGACTTAAAATGACTTATTCATTTTCAATTTCAAAATTCAAGTACAATTGCTTGGCTTCTTCAAGCGTTACAAATTCAATTCTTTCTCCGGTGTCTGAATCAAACCAAAACCCAATATTCGGTTCTGTTTCTCTCCATTCAATCGTGCGAGTGCCAATACTGTAAAGCGTAACAAGTGATTCTCTGCATTTTGCTACTTCTTTCCTGCATTCAGCAATTCGCTCTTGGTATGCTTTGATTTGCTTCAATAGCATTTCAAATTCCATTGCTTGTTCTGCAATATTGACTGGGGCAAGCCTGTACCTTTGCACCAACTTTTCTAATTGTTCCGATGTAATTTCAAGGGTGTTACTCATTATTTTTAATTTATTGTTTAAAATCTACTCATTTCGAAAAGCTCTGCATCTGAATCTTCAAATTTTGGCACTATGGAAGTATCAAAGATTGAGATGTGTTTTTTGCCAATCAGGTATTTTACGCTTTGAATTTTATCGGTGCAAAGCATTACGACCTTATGCCTTATCAGGGCGATTTCGTATTTATCCAGCGAGAACATATCCGCCTTTGGTTTTACTTCAATCAGGGCATAAAAATCACCAATTTGAACACTGAAATCAGGCAGCCAAGTAACTATACTGAATGGTTCATACTTCCAAACCCAACCTTTAGCATCAAAAAACTTAGCCCATTGCGCCTCTAATTTACTTTTGAACTTCACGCCTTTGTAAACAATTGGCTTAGAGGGTATTTTGTAATTGAGCTTCTTCATTTTAAAATAGGTTTAATTGTATTCTTTGTAATTTTTTTCCAAATTTTCTACGATTCCAGTTGTCTGTTTTATCATAATCCAAATGGCATTTTTGACATAAGGCTTTCAGATTAGAATAATCATTGTTTTCAATATCGTGGTCAAGATGGGCTATCGTAAGCACAATCTTTATAGCCTTTTTGATTAATCCATTTTTTAGGCGGTTATTTTTTAATTCAAAATCAAAAAAATCATATCCTTTTCTTTCCAATTCATCTTCAATATGACTCCATTGATAGAATTTACCGTTTGAATCTCTGTATCCAACAGAATAATTGGCTAATCCGCAATTTTCGCATTTGTGTTCAGCTCTTTCGAGTACCGATGGGCGAATCTCTGTAAGCCAATTTTTTGCATAATCTTTATAATTGATTGGCATATTATTTTGATTTTAAGAACTCTTCTTCAAATTTTCGTAACTGTTCCTTTTTCTTTTGCTCAAAATCGGAGATGCTTTGGGCATCGGGTTCTACTGCTTGCATATTGACAAGTACCCGCTTCAATTTGGCTTTCTTTGACTGCTTCTCTATGTCGTTGAGCAACTTAGCGTTGTGTTGGGCGTGTTCGTAGAGTGCTTGCGCAGGAAGTTCGGAAGCCTCAATCAATTGTTTTTTGTTGGTATGGGCAGTTACGAACAGGCACCGCTCATGGTCGTTGTAATGCTGAAACCAACCAAGCACAGTTTCCAAATCAAAGGTCTGATGGGTGAATTGCTGAGGGTTTTTGTACTTTCCGATTACACCATTTCTCAAGACTAAACAAATCTCCTCATACGTGAGAAACCAATAATTTTGAATCAACTCGTTTGCTATTTCAGGAATCACAAAATCAAGTGCAGCATTATTTTGGCTCATCAGCGAAGCAAAATAAGTGCAAGTAATTTCAAGGGTATCAAGCAAATCCGCTTCATCTTGCTTTCTGAGTAATGAAACTTGCTTTCGGTCTGGGGAATCTAACTGGACAGCACTTGCAACATCCAACTTCCTGACAATCTGCTTAAATTCTTGCAGATTAGTCATTATGACCATTTTCAGATTGCTTCCTTGCCTGCATTCTTGCAAGGCGTTCTTGGACGAAGCTGTTTGCATCAAAATTTGATTTTCCATTTTTTGAAACATTTTTAGTTAAAAATTTATCTGTTTTTTCCTTGATGCACCATTTTTTAGCGGTTACAAGCCAATCAAGATACATCAACCCTTTTTCAGAAGAAGTTAGTTTTAGCTCTTCGTGAATTACTCTTGCAGAATAGCAAGCATACAACTCGTCTTTTTCAAATTCTACCCTAAACACCTCAAAGTCATAATATTTTGAATCTTTGAAATAGTGTTTTAAATTAGTAGTGTCCTCTTTTGGGTACACTGCTTTAGTGTTTGTGCTGCTTTGCCCATTAAAAGTGTATTTTTTCGACTTTACAAAATCCTCTTTTTGCTGTTGCTGCGCATCATCAACATTGGTAAGTTGTATAGTTGTATAGTTGAGTGTATCGTCTACCTCAGTGTCTACCTCAGTGTCTACCTCAGTGTCCTCTTTTGGGTACGCTTCTTTTTTGTTAGTGTCCTCTTTTGGGTACACTGCTTTTTCATTTTCGTATAGAGGGGTAAGGTAAAACACACATTTTTTCAATGAGTTTATCCCATCATCTATCTTTATCAATCCTGCTTCTACCAAATCATTACGACTTGCATAGTAAGCCTTTTTTGAGAACCCGCAATCCTTTAGAATATCCTCTCTGTATATTGAAACTTGCCACTTATTAAAAGTATTCGCATAATCGCACAGAGAAAGATAAAGCAATCGTGCCGATGACCTTACGTCAGGCTTTTCTTTGATTACTTTCCAAAATGCTTTCATTTGACGCGGGTAATTAAAATTCATTTTTTTTCAAACTTTTTAAAATTTGGCATTACGCCTCAACTGGATATTACATCCTATTGCAGTGCATTACGCTACTGCGGTTTATCAGCATTACGCTGATTGCATTGCCCGATACTTGTCAAGTAAATCGAGGTACTTCTGCTTACCAGATATATACAGCGATGAATCTTTCTTGACCAAGAATTTGAAAATCGGGTGTTTTTTGCGGATAGTTTTCTTGCTTACGCCTACTATCAGCATTTGAGGGACTTCGGCAAGGTCGATATACCATGCACACTGCCTGTCATAGTCATATTTTAAAATTGATTGCTGAAAGGCAAGTGCATTGGTAGCAGAAGTGGATTTCAACTCCAAGCCCATAAAGCCCTGTATCCATCTGTCCAACTTGCCTTTGCATTGAAAGCCTAACATTTCACGATAGAATTCTTTTTCATTGATACCCGACTTATGTGCCAAGACGCTTCTTACAAGCGAATCTTCCAGCAGACATTCTTTCATTGCATCAGCAATGAGTAAATCCTTATGATTTAAGTCTGCCTTTTCAGGCTCAAGCACAAGGGCGTGAAAAAGACTACCAAACTCGAACACCTCTTCCAAGTCTTGTTCAGGCTCTCCATTAATGATTCGCTTGACTTCGGTCAAGTATGAGTTAGAAATATTCGAGTGTTGGTAGTAGTCTATCATTTAGCGATTGCTTTTAAATTTTCTTCATAAATCACCCCATCAATAGGAGGGCATCCGTTTTTTTCAGCGTGTTTTAGGAGAAAATCTAATTTAGACCAATCTCCTTTGCCTTTCCCCATGTAGAAAGCGAGCAGCTTGATATAGGCTTGCACCGGGTTTCCTGTTATTTGGGCAGTGTAAGATTTCCTAACATTTTTAAGGGCAGGATTTTCGGCTTGTAGTTCCTGTTCTTTCACTTGTGCCAATAGCTGAACATTGAGTTTTTCGGCTTCCCAAGCATCTTCCAACCCTTCCTTAGCTTTCCATTTCTCCATTGCTTGGAGTTGGGCTTCGGTTTCTTTTCGGATGCGTTCCTGTTCTGCTTTGCGTTCTGCTTCTACCTTCTTTGCGAAGTTATTGCGAGACTTGGTAACTGCGTCAATGTTTTGATTCAACCCTTCTACAAGTCTTTTGCAAAAACTGTCAATCGTTGCTTTTGCATCAAGTATAGGTCCTGTGATGCTTTTTCTTGAATTGTCTACTTCTCCAACTAATTTCTTTGCAAGATTCAGAGACTTGCCCGAATCCTCGAAGTCTTCAGTACATAGAATTGCAGAATACTGAGATAAACCAAGTTCTATAGTAGTGATTGCGTCATAGAACTCTACAAATATTTTTCTTAAAGTATCAGCATCAGCAAGCTTGTTCAATTCGAGTACCTCTACCGGGCGCAATGCGGGTAGGTTTACCTCAGCCTTTGCAGGCTTGAGGTTTCCATTGAGGGCATCTCCAATCAATGCCCTCATAGAATCATCTAATTTTTTTTCTATCAACATTATTCTGCGATGGTGATTTTGAAACGGTCAGATGAAAACTCATTTTTCTTGTTTTTCTCATTGCCTTTGTATTCTATCCAAAAAGCAACGCCTTCGAGTGTTCCACCCTGCTCACGAATCATTTTTTCAATCTCGATAAATTTGCCTACGATGATTGCTTGACCCATGTCAATCATTTTGTCGGAGTATGAATCGTAGAACCGAACTACTTTTGAAATCTTCACTTCGCCTGTTTTCTCGTCCACACCTTCGCGGTCGGAGAAACACATAAAGTTGAGCCTTCTTTTGAAATCTCTCACTTTCTCGAATACTTCTTTGGCTTCTTTCGATTCGGGTGCGAGTTCTCTTAGTTTGTCGGATAGCTCCGATACGATGTTTTCATTTTTGATGAAGTCCTTTTTCTTGTCATCAAATGACCAATACTCAGTCATCAAGTCAATGTTTTGAGGAGCTTGCAAAAATTCTTCAATCGCTTGCGAAGGCTTCAATTTATCTGCTTCCTTGCGTCGGTAAATTGAAAAAGATGTTTCTTGTTTTACTAAATCCGTTGTTTCCATAAAAAATAAATAAATTTTGTTTTGTTAAAAAAAATGCAGGTTTACTTGTACTTTCAACCTTTTCCGCTTGACCTGCGTGCGGTAGGATTTTTCGAGATGCAGGCAGGATTCGAACCTGCAAACAGTGTTACTATGGTTTTCTTTCCATTCCTTCACACTAAGGGTATTATCTTATCCCCGACTTTACCAATTTGTCCACTGCACCTTATAAAAAAAGGCAAATCACCCGCAATACTGGTAAAATGCCTACGACACGTTAATCGTGATAATATGCAAACACTTGTCCTTCAATGTTATCCAATTCCTCACTTGTGAGTACACTCATGAGTGATACGCCTCTGAATTTTACATCAACGATTTGAATTTCGTCTGCTTCGTCTTCATCTGCGGGCAAATCCCAAGTTCCTTTGAAGGTTGATTTTCTGCCTTTCCTTTCGTGGTATTCTACAAACAAGTCCGAAATATTATCTAAATCTGCGGTGCAAGTTCCTGTGTATTTTTTCTCTTTTTTTACAATTGGCTGCCCTGAAAGGAAGCTGATTACACCAAGAACGTTTTGGTTGGTTACAGTGCGGTCAATCGGGTAAGCGAGTGCCATTGATTTGAGGCGAAACGTGCCATCACTGTTTTGCTCAATGGAACATCCCCAGTATGGGTTTGGACTGCCTTCAAATTTTACTTCTATCGTTCCATCAATAAAAGAAGTATTAAGATTGTATGCTTGCAGTTGGTCATACATTTGCATTATTCCTGATTTTAATACGATTGTCTTATTCATAATTTTAGATTTTATTGATTAGAAAGTTTACAGCTTCATTCATTGTGTCAAATACTGACAACTTAAATTCATTTTTTGATACTTGGAATTTCCCATTACCCAACTCATCTATGAAATATCCGTTTTCGGTAGAAACTACTGTTTTGGCAATTTCCCAATTCTTTGCCTCAGTTATCTTTTTCATTGCGTACTCGAATAAGTCATTTAATGTCCTATTTTCGTTTCTTGCCTCTACTCGGGCATCAATTACTTGCATCGCATCTCTCAAAAAGTCAACTGTTTTTATGGGATTGTCTTTCCCATATACTTTGTCTATAAATTCCGAAATCTCCAACATATCTATACAAGTTTTAGGGTTACACCATCTATTGGGTTTATAGTCAATATTTCATCAATTACAGCACTCCTAAATCCGTTGTCTGTGATGGAGAAGAATAATAAGGTGTTGCCTTTGATTCTTGCATTGCTTGCTGTTCTTTTGGTTATCTCGCCAGTGCTTACTTTCACAAATTCAATCTCAAAATAATTGCTCGCAATCGCCATGACACATTTGATGCTTTGCTTGATTTGTTTCCAAGCTCTTTTGATTGCATCTCCCCAACTTGCTTTTGTTTCTTTGATGATTGACCAAGCCGTTTTATTTACTTCTTGCATTACTTGTCTTTTGTTCATTGTCGTATCGTTTTAAAGTGTTTATACTTGTTTAACGGTACAAAGCTAACAAAAGTTTGTTAATTAACAAAATAATCTAAGATATTTTTGTTAGTTTTATCGAAAAAAAATTAGTTGTCCGAATATGTCTGCTTCATCTTATCTAAGATATCCCAATCAACAACTAATTTTTTTCTAACATTGTAAATTCTGTTTTTTAATTTTGTTATTTTTTCAGGGTCGTCAATACCCTTACTCATGTCCCTCAAAATGAACATAGCCCATCCCCACTGCAATTTTGGGGTAACTATTTCTAATTCTTGCAAAAATTTTTCCTTATCTTTTCTTATTCTCATTGTTTTTTACTAAACTTTTGTTAGTTTTGATAAGTATAATACTATATTACTTTATTCTTTACTCACAAAACTAACATAAAATTGATAATTAACAAAATAATCTAATAAATTTTTGTGATGACAACAATAGGACAAAGAATTACAGCTCTAAAAAAATACAAAGGAATGAACCAAACAGAGTTAGCAAACTTTTTGGGCGTTTCACCTTCTACAATTTCAACTCTTGAAAGAGATGAAAGCCAGCCGAGTTACGATGTAACTTCGGCAGTAAGAAAAAGGATTCCAGAAATTAATATTTATTGGTTTTTATATGGCGAGGGAGGTATGATACTATCAAATGGGGAAAATGTAACTAATGAAGATATTGAAGCTGTTGAATTTTGGAAGGGGATGGCTATTTTAAGAGAGAAAGAGGTAGAAATGAAAACAAAGGAACTTGAACGAGTCAAGAGCTTACTAAAAATAAATCAAACCAGCGATAAGGCTGGTTTGTCTGTTTAATATGGGTTGCTAAATTTTTAATATCTATTTTTTAATAAATGCACAATACTAAGTAATTTAACAAAAATGCAAGAAAAACAATTATACTATATTGCACAAGAGTTAACTGATTTGCAAGCAAGGGTGACTGCTTTAGAAATAATGGTGCAAAATCACTTATCTACGATGTTGCATATTAATAAAGATGATTTAAGTAAAGAGGTTCAAGGAAATTATTTGGATGTGCTTAGTAAATTACAAAACGGATTACAAGTTCTTCACGAAGAATGTTTAGGGCTGCCGAAAAGCATCTAAACGTTTAATTTTGATGCCTGATAAGTATTGCTCAAAAAAATAAGACTTAAAAAATAAACATCTATTATAAATCAAAATGAAAAAATCAATCATATTTATTTTTTTACTGATGACTTCTTGTTATTTATTTTCCCAAGAAGCAACAACAAATGATGGTAAA